GAATTGCAATTATTAATTGGAGGAACCACGCATGGCTATTATTATCAGAAGGGGTACAACGCCAACGATAACAATCCATATTCCAGAAGATATTAGCATTGTAAATGCGACGGAAATTTGGGTAACTATTAAATACGGTCTGAAAAATGTTAATAAGTACTTTTCTAGCGGCGAATTGACTATTAGTGGAAACGATATAGTTGCAGAATTATCTCAAGAAGAAACGCTAAGACTTCCAGAAACTCAAGAAGCTGGTATTCAAATTAGAATCCTTATGGATAGCGGAGTTGCTTTGGCTAGCCAGATTGAGCCGGTGATAATTCAGGGAATCTTGAAAGACGGTGAGATTCGTGGCTGATTTTAAAGATGTTTCTTTTACAGCAACATTTGGCTCCAGTGAAACATTTAACGCAACATTCAATTCAGACGATTCGATGAATGTGAATTTTGGAGCACTGACAAATATTGGCACAAGCGATTACGAAAAACTTTCGAATAGACCGAGTATTAATTCGATCGTCGTAACCGGAAAGAAAAACGGAAATGAATACTTGCTTGTGAATCTGAACGATGCAATGCTTGATGCTGATATTGATCGCATCATTTTTGGAGGTTTAAACGATGGCGAATAAATACTTAAACGACACTGGTTTGTCCTATTTTTTCAATAGACTTAAGACAGTATTTGTCGAACAGGAAAGCGGAAAAGGTCTGTCGACAAACGACTACACAACAGAAGATAAATCAAAGCTTTCTGGTATCACCAGTGGTGCCGAAGTAAATGCTATTGACACAATTAAAGTAAACGGAACGACGCAGACAATTACTTCAAAATCTGTAAATATTGCTGTTCCAACAAAAACCAGTGACATTACGAATGATAGTGGTTTCATTACAACCGGTGATATTCCTGAAGGGGCTGCCGCATCGACAACTGTTCCTAAAATGGACGGTACAGCTACAACAGGCACCGAACTCGCATTTGCAAGAGGCGACCATGTTCATCCGAAGGACACAACAAAAGCCGATCTTGCTTCTCCGGATTTTACAGGAACACCAACAGCGCCAACTGCTTCAGCGGGAACAAATACAACACAGATTGCAACAACTGCATTTGTAAAAACGGCGGTTGATAATGCTGTGGCGGGAATTACACAGTTCGACTTCCAGGTAGTTGCAAGTCTTCCTTCAACGGGAACAAAGGGCGTTATTTACCTTGTCGCACATAGTCATGGAACTGGTGATGCATACGATGAGTATATTTGGACTGGAAGTGCTTTTGAGAAAATCGGCAATACAGATATCGATTTGACAGATTATATGAAAAAGGCCGATATGGTGGCTATTACGACAACCGAAATTGACACACTGTTTGCCTAAGAGGTGACGGTATGGCTGATAAATTTCTGGATCTTACAGGGTTATCGCATTTTTTGTCCAAGGTAAAAGCCCTAATAAACGAGAAAGCACCTTCTGTGTCTCCCACGCTTAAATTTGCCATCAAAGCAAGCACAGACGCTAATGCTAATCCGCATGCGGAATTCCGCACAATGGGCAATTCTCCAAACAAAAGTGTCGGCTTTGCGGTGTATGACGAAAACGGGGCAGGCTCTTATTATGATTTAATCAAAGGCGATGGTACAAGATATTTTGCAACAGTGCCAGAGGTAAACGCAAAAGCGCCTATTGATTCGCCGATATTTACAACTGCCGCATTTGCTCCAAATCCTGGAATCACAGTCGATAGTACGCGACTTGCTACAACACATTATACAAATCAGATGTTTGAAGCATTTGAAACACCAAAAACAATTTACAGCTCCAACAGCAACATGTACATAAGAAAATTCGGAAAACTTATTGTTACTACATTTAACAATGTAAGCTCTTTGCCAACAAAAAGTACAATAGATTCCGAAGCAAATGGAGAAGAATGGCTACCGACGGCTCCACCAACACAGTATTTTTGCTTATGGGATTATTCAAATAAACGGCAAGTATATTTAACAGTTAATTCTTCTGGTATGACAGCCGTTAGAACCGTAGACCAGACAACTGTTACAAACTATAGATTATACGGAACCTTGGTTTGGATCACATCATAGTGGGCGGTGATATTCATGATTACTAAAGAAGAATTTTATAGTAATACTTCTGGCAAACTTTACGACATGGATGGTGTTCCTGTCGGAGATCCTTATCAGTGCGCTGACTATTTTAAGAAAGCTTGCCAGGACGTTCTAGGTTACACATGGCCCGCTGGCGGTGATGGCTATGTTGATAATTTCTGGTACAATCGTCAGGCTCATGCTAGCGAGTTTGAGTTTGTACAGTACCCGAATTACGAGAATGGCGATTTTGTTATATGGGCGCATTCCTCGAGAAGCAACAAAACGCCATTTCAGTTATCTCATATAGCCATGTATTGGGATAGAAAAATGGTTGGGCAGAATCAGTATGGCCATAAGGAAGTTACTGAGTGCTACGTTACCGAAGATACATGGCGCAATTCCCTTGGAGCCTTTAGGTTCAAGGCGTGGGAGGGTGATATTCATATGAAAATAGGATCGGGAATGACGATTCGAAGCCGATACGAGAATGCGGACATCCTTATCTATGGAATGCATGATGAGGACGAAATTTCGTTGGTATCTGCGAAGAATGGGGCTGGTGAAGTTACTGGCAACGACCTTCAGTTGATTGGTGATATTGATGACGATGAGCACATTTATTACAGTAAAATGAATGCGAACTTCTTCATCAACAACCCGCAGCGAACTGATCATGGAACAGCTTTGGGCGTAAGATGTGGCTTAAATGAATGGAGCGTCCCTAGACAGGGCGCTTTTTATTATTACGCCTTAAAGAAAGATGGGACAACTGAGGTTGGCATGGACACAGAGTTCAATTACGCTCACGGTTCAGAAATTCAGTTTGCGTGTTCGCCTGCTTTAATTCTTATGAAAGACGGCGAAGATTGTGAGTATATTTCTCCAGAAACAACATGGAAGAGAACTCAGTCTAATACTCAGTCGCTTCTTATTCGCACAGACGAACGTTTTGCGTTTGCAATTGTAATGGGCAAGCTTACACCAGATCAGTGCGTTGCATGGGCAAAACGAATCGAAGGAATCAAAGATATTTGCTTTATGGATAGTGGAGGATCCTCATGCTTGCAGATCGGCTACGACGTTACATACGCTACCTCGGAGCACCGTGAAATAAGTAATGCACTTGCTTTTTATAGAAATATTGCAGATAAACCGACAGAGCCTACTGATGAAACACAGCCAACGACTGAACCGATCACGCCTACACCGGTTCCGGAAGAGCCAATTTCAGAAGGTGATATTTCTCCTACCTTTAAAATTAACTGGGCTCAGAAGCTTTCTAGTAGAAAATTCTGGGTTGCACTTTCTGGTCTGGTAATTTCGGTGCTGCTTCTCTTTGGAGTTGATCGTACAGAAACAGAACTTATCGGCGGTGTCGTTATGGCCGTTGGTACTGTGGTTGCTTATATTCTCGCAGAAGGATGGGTAGACGTAACGAGAGGGAAGGGCTCCTGATGGACATCACCATTTCTCTCGCTACTCTATTTTGGTTAGTATCAGGAATAGCCGCTGTCTATGGGCTATATTTAATCCTGAGGAAACCATTTGTGAAATTAGAAGAACATGAGTATCGAATTAATAAAATCGAAAAGCATTTGGCTTCAAGTAAAGAAACCGATGTGTTAATCCTCAAAAGTCTTAATGCTATTGCCAATCACATGATTGACGGCGGCGGCATTGACAAACTTCGCGAAGTTAGAGACGAACTTCAGCAGGGTATTATAGAGTCTCATAACTAAGGTATAAAGAGGTTTTATAGTTTTCCTCTTTATATACATCCCTCACTGGCTACTGGAAAGGCGAGTCTTTATCGGAACAAAGGCCCGCCTTAAAAGTGGCTTGCTTATATTTACTTGGATCTGTACGCTTCCAGCAAATCTCTGCTGGACGTATTCTGCTTGTCCAAATGCGTATAGATGTCCATTGTGACAGATGCCGTCATATGACCAGCAAGATATTGTGCATCTTTAACTTTTATTCCAGCATAGTAACAATCTGTTACAAAAGTGTGACGGAACATATGGCTTGAAATGTCAGAATTCTCGTCGAACCCGCACTTTTTCTTAATAGAATCAAACATGTGTCGGAACGAGATATTTGTAATCCATCTCTTTCCATTAAGAACTCTAAACACATGCTTATCCGAATCGTCTAGTTCGGCTAGATATTGCTTGAAGAACTGGATGTCATTGTGCATCATGTACAGTTTTCTCGAACGCCCATTCTTTGTTGCCTTTTCAGCTGGCTGATTATGCAGAAATTCAGCAGCTTTATTAATGACGATTTGCTCTGTGTCAAATTTGAAGTCAGATTTTGTTAAAGCCAGAGCTTCTTCCTTGCGCAAGCCATAGTTTCTTATGAGTCTTATGTACATTTCTTCTCTTTTAGTCAACTGTGCCGAAGATATTTTAAGCAATTCTTCTTTTGAAAGAACTCTCTTCTCCGGTGACTTGTATTTTGGAATCACCAAACCGGTTGTAGGGTCTTTGCAAATTACGGATTCATTAACTGCTTCTCTGAAAATTTGTCTTAAAGTTAAACGAATCTTATAAGCTGTTGTCGGAGTGCTTTTGTATTGCATAATAATCTTTTGAAGATCTTCTGTACGTATGTCGACCATCTTCATTCCGGATAAAGGGCTTAAGAATTTCTCTATAACTCGTGTATACGTGGCAATTGAATTGTTGGAGAGGCTAACTTTCTTTGCGGACAACCAGCGCTCAGAAAAGATATTCCAAGTTACTGTTTTGTCTTTAATGAATACATAGTTTTCCAGATCGACGACTACTTTTGACTTCTTTTTCTCAAGTTCTGATATTGTTGCCGCATAAATTGTTGTTCGAATCGGCCGACCGTCTGGTTTGTGTCCTACCACAACCTGTGATGCATAACGTCCATCTTTTCTTTTCTTGTACTTCGCCATTTTTACATCTCCTTTATTTTTTTTTGACTGCATAAATGACTGCATCAGAAACAAAAGCACGTATCCTTAATGATTATATTTGCTAAAAGAATTATGGCTCAAAAGTTCGAAAAATGCGATTGCAAAGCCATTCACGTCAGCAAGCATAATCACATGAGCACGGCACTGAAAATGCCGGTGTCGGCAGTTCAATTCTGCCTGGAGCCACCATTACAAATTGCGCTTGGTAAAAGCATTTACTGAGCGTTTTTTGTTTGTGCGCGGACAGCAGTGCTAAGTGTTTTGACTGCATCGTGACTGTATCAAGATATTTTTTCGTTTTCCAAAATTTTCCAGAAAGGCAATTTTATGAAAACATTTTCATTTGATACCAATGTATTATAGCATATTTGCTTGTGAATTAAATCGCATATTTTACAACTCCTATTATAGGAGGACAAAACATTATGGAAATGATTGAAAAACTCAACAAACTGATTATGGACGAACTCGAAGCTATGGAGAATTCAGGAATGGACTACAAAACCTATGACAAGGCGAGAGAGTCTGTCGCAGAACTGATCCGGTTACGTAATGAACTTGTTGAAGCTCAGCGTAAGGTTGACGAGACTGATGCTCGCATTAAATCTGATAGAATTAAGATTGACCGCGAGTTTGAGGCTCGGATTCGTGAAGTTGAAGCTGAAGAAGACAAAGGCGTAAACTGGGGAAGAGTCTGTGAGCAGATAATTTCACAGGGAGGTGTTGCAGCTCTGATGCTGATGATCCTTAAGTATGAGAAACTTGACGTAATCACATCAAAGGCATTTACATTCATACCAAGATTATTGAAACTTTAAGAGGAATAGGCTCGTGCTAAAAACACGGGCTTTATTTTTTCGTGATATAAACAACGCATATAGTGAAGAGGTAGAAGTAAGAGAGGCTCCAGTTGTGGGTGAAAATCCCACCTTCTACCATGAGGGAGCGCCTCCATGGTAGCTACATCTTTTATTTTTTTTAACAAAAAATTCAGCTTGTGAATGTGTTCGCAATATATACAACTGCTATAGTGAAAGAGAGGTAG